GGTTCAGGAATAGTGGGTATGCGTTCAGGTTTATTTGCAACCACAACCGCTATAACTTCTTTGAATTTTGGAACAGGTGGCAATTTTGCTGAGTATTCATCTTATGCGCTTTACGGAATTAAGGAAGTTGTATAATGCCTAGTACATATACTCCAATTGCATCTGTTCAAATTGCGGCAGGTGACACAAATATCAATTTTAATTCAATACCTCAAACTTATACAGACTTGGTTATTGTGATTAACATATTTAACAGCGCAGTAAATACTGGTTCAGGCGTTTGGTTCAGAGTTAATAATGACAGTAATGCCATTTATTCTGGTACGGAACTTGTTGCTGCTAATAGCCTTGTTCAAACTGCTGGGGGCACAAATAGCACAATTTGGGCTGGCTCATCAAGTATTACTGTTGGTTCTCCTGCAACTTTTGTTTTCAACATAAATAATTATTCAAATACAAATGTTTTTAAGACCGCGTTGTGGTCAATAACAGATATGGGTGTTTCACGAATTGCTATGGACGCTGGACTTTACAGAAGCACATCCGCTATTACTTCTTTTAATGTGTTAATTCCTGGTGGTAATAGTCAATTATCCAAGGGTACGGCATCTCTTTACGGAATTAAGGCGGCATAAATGGCTAACACATACAAAGCATTACAAACTGTAAGCGTTGGTGCAGGTGGGGCTGCAAGTATTTCTTTTACAAGTATTCCTCAAACTTACACAGACTTAAAAATTGTATTGTCAGGGCGTACTGTTGGTTATGCCGCAACGCAAGATTATGCCAATATTACATTTAACTCTGATACTACAAATAGTTACACTATGCAATACCTGCTTGGCGATGGTTCCTCTACGGGAGCAGGAAATAGTGGTGGTGCTAGTTGGCCTGGTGGTTCTGTATGGAGCGAATTTGCAGCAGATAACTCTACAAGTAATACATTTGGAAACTCAGAATTTACTATTTTTAATTACGCCAGCAACGATATTAAATCAATTAACGCAAATATGACATCAGAGACAAACGCTACCAATGTTCAAATGTTTGTTAGAGCAGGAACTTGGCAATCAACAAGCGGAGTAACAAACATAACTATTGCTCCGTATTACGGCACATCTTTTGTTCAATACTCTACTTTCACTCTTTACGGAGTATTTAACGCTGATGTATCTTCTGCTCCAGCAATTCCTACTATTGGTACTGCATCAGATGGTGGAACAGGAGATTCGGCTTCAATCACATTTACTGGTGTAGCAAATGCAGCAAGTTATACAATGACCTCATCTCCCGGTGGCTTCACAGGAACAGGAACTACAAGTCCTATTACTGTTTCAGGTTTAACTACTGGAACTGCTTATACATTTACTGTTACTGCTTCTAATCCTTTTGGAACAAGCGGAGTATCGTCTGCATCTAATAGTGTGACTCCTGTGCCACCTAATTACTATGTAATGGCTGGAACCGATGGTGGTTTAGCAAGGTCAACTAATTTAGCAACTTGGACAAACATCACTACACCGCAACCAACCTATAACTGGAACGGAGTGGCTAAAGGCGCAGGAGTGTGGGCTATTGCAGGTACAAATGGTTACATTTATTCTTCTACTGATTTATCAACTTGGACACTTCGGTTGAACACAGGTTCGGATTTTACTGGAGACATGAAATTTGGGAGCAGTTCTTTCGTAGTGACTGGTTCTGTTAAACAACTTTATACATCAACTAATGGCACTTCATGGACACAAAGAACATCAGGATTTGTCGGCAATGTATTAATTAGAGGTACTGTAAATAACACCGCTAATAGTTTGTGGATTGTATGCGGAGTATGGGATGGTTCTTCTGGAGCGCAATATTCTTATGCTAATCAATCCGCTTTATCTTCTTGGACTACAAGGAACATCTGGACAGCAGGACAATCAGCATTTAAGCCTGACGCGAATAATAGCGTAGTAGTAGTTCCTATGAGTTCTGGTGATACAGTTAGAAGTACTGACGGCGTTACATCTTGGAGCGGCATGAGTGTTGGATTTACCGCGACAGGCGGTATCGCTTGGGGAAATAGCACTTGGGTTGCCGTAGGTGATAGTGGTAATGTATCTCGTTCTACAAGTGCATCTGCTAGTGGTGGTACATTTACATCAACTACTGTTGGTTCTTCCACATTTAGATATGTCAAGTTTGTAAATGGTAATTTTGTAATTGGCGGAAATGGAACACCTACTTTTTATTCATCTACTGATGGTGTTACTTGGACAACTAGAAGTGCTATGTCGTCACCTACAGTCGGCAACTCAATCGCGTACGGATAAAAGGAGAAATAAATGAGATATGAAATAGATGAAAACGAAAACTATGCAATCCGTATATGGCATGACGGAGAAAACGCACCTGCTATTTATCAACCAACTTGGCCAGACGGAACTGCGTGGACTTCTCATGAAGAAGCAGAGGCATGGGCACAACTTAAAGTACGCGAGTTTGACCCTAATTGGACTATCGCTGCTGGCTTATCTCCTTCACAACCTAGTACTACACGCCCGACAAAAGAAGAACAAATCGAACAGGCTCTATCTTATCTAGGCGTATCAATAGATGACTTAAAGCAAGTCCTTGGTTTGTAAAACATCAATAAAGGAGAATGAAATGACAAACATTATTGAAATCAATTGCACTACAGGAGAGCAAATTGAACGCCCAATGACAGCAGAAGAAATTGCACAACGCGCTAAAGATGCAGAAGCATTCGCTGCGGAACAAGCAAAGTTAAACGCAAAGGCAGAAGCAAAAGCAGATGCAAAACTTGCTGCTCAGGCTAAACTTCAGGCTCTTGGTTTAACAGGGGAAGAAATCTCCGCTATTACCGAATAGGAGATAACGATGGCTACGACCTACCGTTATCTTCTTGGCGACCTTCTTACTAACGACATAATTGCTGAACTTCCTTTAACAGGGGTAGCCTTTACTCAGCAATTAAATCAGGCTGGTACTTTTACTGCGCATTTGCTTTTGTCCGGAATTAACCCCGCGGCATTTAATGTTGATGATTCTACCGTTCCGGGTCGTAATTGCATCTATGTAGACCGCGATGGCGTACTTATTTGGGGCGGCGTAATTTGGGGGCGTTCATACAGTAGTACTGAGCAAACTTTAACTATCCAAGCACAAGAGTTTATTTCTTATTTTACGCACCGCCGTATTGCACAAGAGGTTTCTTTTACAGGTATTGACCAATTAGTTATAGCCAAAACCCTTGTAGAAGATGCGCAATCTGTACCGTATGGCGACATCGGAGTTATTTATAACTCTGAAGGCGAAACCACCTCAGGCGTACTTATTGACCGCGTGTATTACGGTTACGAACTTAAAACAGTATTTAACGCGGTGCAAGATTTATCCCGCCAATCTGACGGCTTTGATTTTCACATTGATGTTTATTACGACCCAATTACTGACCTGCCTGTAAAGGCTTTTAATACTTATTACCCAAAGGTAGGCGAGACATGGACACCTACAAACCCAAGCGCGCTTGTATTTGATTTCCCTGCGGGCAACATTGTGGAGTACGAATACCCTGAAGATGGTTCGCTAGTTGCTAACCGTATTTATGCCCTTGGCGCAGGGTCTAATGAAGGCAAACTAATTTCCGTAGCAGATGACGCAATTAGATTTACAGAAGGTTGGCCTTTGCTTGAAGAACAGGCTAACTACTCAGATGTTACTGACCAAACAATGCTTAATAATGTAGCCGCGGGGCAGGTTTTGGCTATGTCATACCCGCCAACTACGCTTACAATTGTTGCACCGCCGTATGTAGACCCAATCTTAGGCTCATACGAGGTTGGTGATGATGCGCGTATTATGATTACAGATAGCCGTTTCCCAAATGGCTTAGATGAGGTTTATCGTATAGTTGCGCTAAGTGTTCAACCGGGAGAAGATGGTCCTGAGCGCGTTACACTAACGCTTACACAGGGAACCTACGGGGGTTAATTATGGGATACATAAATCAAACACCTGCGCTTAAACAAATGTTTGACACTATTGACGCTCGCTTACGCTTGTTAGAAACCGCGGTTAGATTTACCGCACCGTCAGTTAATTTTGATACTGATACCCCTGTTAATCCAAGAATAGGTGACATTTTTTATGACACCGATTCTGACCGCCTTGTGTATTGGGATGGCTCGGCTTGGTATAAATTAACGCAAACCGCTTTATAATTGTTACAATTTAGACCATGAACGCACTAGATTGGGCTGCTTTAGCCGTAAGTATTATGACCATACTAGGTGGTTTTATTGCCGCCGTTAGATGGCTAGTTAAACATTACCTAAATGAACTTAAACCTAATGGCGGCAGTTCCCTGCGAGATGAGCAGAATAGGCAGGGTGACACAATTAAGCGTTTGGAGAGCCGCGTTGATGAAATTTATCGCTTGCTTGTTAGTCGTTCTTAGTCTGAGTGCATGCGGGTATCAGGGTTATACGCGTTATCCTTGCCAAGACTATAAAAATTGGACTAAAGCAGAATGCAATCCGCCGCAATGCGAAGCAATTGGACAATGCACAAAAGACCTACTTCCTAAGGTGGAAACAAATGGCTAGACGCAAATACACTCCTGAGGAACTACATGCTCGGCTTATTGTGACTATTGGAATCTTGCTGGCTTTAGTCTTTGCGGGTTCAGTATTTGCAATGTTATACGCCTTAGTATTTGTGACCCAACCTATGTCGCAAGCCCCTAATGATGCGGCATTTATAGACCTTGTATCTACGCTATGCGTCTTTCTTACTGGTACGCTTTCGGGCATACTGTCGGCTAATGGACTGAAATCTAAACCGAAACCACAGGAAGGAAAAGAAGATGAGCCTAAATAAAGTAATTGAACTGTGTGAGGCATCAGTAGGCTACACAGAAGGTACAAATAACGACACTACATTTGGCAAATGGTTTGGGTTAAATAACCAACCATGGTGCGCAATGTCTGCATCTAAGATGTATTTTGATGCTGGACTTATCGGCGCAGTAGCCAACACTAAAAAGGGCTTTGCTTCTTGTGACGCTTGGCTTAAGTATTTGACCAAAAATAACCAACTTGTACCGCTTGGACAGGCTAAGCGCGGCGATTTAGTCTTCTTCCAGTTTGATGAAGATGCCCAACCTGACCATGTAGGCATTGTTAAGTTCCACAATACAAAACTTAAATACATACAAGTCTATGAAGGAAATACCTCAAGTGGTAAGGCTGGAAGCCAGTCAAACGGTGATGGGTTTTACCTCAAAAGGCGCACATACACAACAATCATGGCGGTAGCCCGCCCAAAGGAGTAACAATGGAAAAAAAGCACCTTGACATGCTGAAATCAGCAATCCGTCACTTTGCAGTAACCGCTATTGCGCTTTATGCCGCTGGCGTAACAGACCTAAAGGCACTCGGAATTGCGACAGCCGCGGCTGTTGTTGGACCCGCTATCCGCGGAATTGACAAAACTGACCCTGCGTTTGGTCTTGCCGCAGACTTAGCAACAAAAGAGATTAACAAACTAGCCAAGGCTAGTAGCAAGAAAAAAACTAAATAACCTCTCAAGGTAAAAAGACAGCCCCAAGCCGTTCCTTGGGGTTTTCTTTTGCCCAAAAATAGGTTACGCTTTTCTTGAGGGGGCATCATGGGATTAGCAGACAAAATAAACGAGCAGGTAGCAGCAAGAAAAAGAATGCGTGTTGGGTTTTGTGCTTATCAAACTTTGTATGATTCGTTATCTAAGGAAGACCAAAAGGCTATAGATGACGCTTGGGAAAAAGGATACTCAATAAATATTATCTTAAGCGCACTCAGGTCAGATGGTCACAAATCTAGTAATGAGTCTTTAAGGGCTCACAAAAACGGAACATGCAAGTGTCAGAAAAGTTAAAAAAGGTACTGAATGACCGTCAAGAAGAATACGGTGACGCGTTACAAAACTTTACGGACATTGGGATTATTTGGGGAACTCTGCTCGGTATAGGAGAAATCCCTGCCTACCAAGTAGCCTTGCTTATGGATGCATTAAAAACTGTACGGGTTTTTAATAATCCAAGCCATGAGGACTCATGGATAGACAAAGAAGGCTATACCCAAC